GCGTAGGCGCAGATGGCAAATAGTCGGTGGCGATATTCTTTGCGGGCCAATCGCCGTTACCCTGCTCAACGCCAACGACCAAGTTAAGCTGGCGACCAAAAAGCTGATCGGTGTCGGTGACCTGACCGACAAGGCCGAGTGCCACGCCGAGTTTGTTGAACTCTTTGGTGGCGATATCGCGGGCCGTCGCGCCGGGATGCCAGAGATTGAAGTTCATCCAGATCTTTCGACCCATCGAAAGGGTGAACTCGACCTCCAGATAATTGTTTCCGGCCTTCGACGTCTTTTCCTTGGCGCCGGTGACGCTCGCGGCATAGGTGCCTTCGTCAATCAGGCCGGTGCCGGCTGACACGTTGTTGGGATCGACAGACACGGGTGCGGATAGTGCGCTCATTTGTTCTCTCCTGTGATAGCCGCCATCAGCGCGCTCCATTCGAGCGGCAGTTCGACGGGGATGGGGTAACGGGACTTCGCGATAAATGCGGGCTGCGCTCCCGTGCGCAGTACCCGTTCGCCGGTGCCGACGGCACGCGTGCGCGTGCGGCCAAATCCGGCGTCACTTTCTTTCATCATCGTGCGGTAGTCGCAGTAGCCGATGATATCTGAATGCTCCGACACGAGGTCGGCACTCTTCTTGTGTAACTTGAGTTCGAACCGGTCGTAGGCGTCTTGATCGGGCGCCTCGTATTTTCGTATCGCAGAGTGCGCGATCATTATGACCGCCATGTTCTTCTGCTTGCGTAGAACCTCGATGCGCGCCAGCACGTCACGCCAGAGTTCGACCGCGAACACGTAACCCTTGCCATACCCCGGATCTTCGATCGACTTGAACCCATGAATGTCGCAGACCTTCTGCCAGATGACCGGCTCCAGCCAATCGAGGCTGTCGATGACGACCGTGCGAAACTCGTGATCTTCGTTGGTCAAAGTATCGATCGCCGCAACAAACGCGTCATACGTGTCGAGAAGCGGGAAGCGGTCCACGCCGATGATCCCGGCACCGTCCTCGGTGCAAAGAAACACCGCCTTCGGAGCAGATGCCGCAAACGTCGATTTCCCGACCCCCGCGCCGCCGTAAATAGTTATGCGCGGCGCCGCCATCTGTGGCCCAGTTATGATGTCAGTTAGTTTCATCGCTCTCTCCTTCTGTTGATAATCCTGCTTTGGCGAACAAATCGATCAGCGTGTCCTCGCGCAGCACGTAAAGGCGCGGCGAGCGGTCTTGCCGGATCGCCACGATGTCAGCGTCGTCTTGCGCCATCGCGTCGTACAAAAATTTGAAGCCTGACTTTTTGCGCTTGCACTCGACCGAGTACGGGCCAAGGCGCACGTCTCCGGCGAAGTCGTCGCCCAGTTGATTTTTGAATGCGCCCGAGCCGAACACTCGCCGCGAGATGACGCCGGCATCCAAGAACGCCTGCTTGACCTCGTTCTCCAGTTCACGCCCGCGCGCCTTGTTCCGGGCGCTCATTGCTGCGCGCTCATATAGGCAAACTGGTGATCGTCAGCCGTGACCTGGCCGCCGGTCTGGCGCATAATGTTGGCGGTAATCCGTGCGCCTGGGCGCATCCGCCCGATCGCGTAGTAGTAGACGGCGGGCCGGCTGCACTCGAACAACTCGGCGGCGGCGGTGTAGGTCAGGTCGTTTTCGATGAGCCAATCGCGAAGTTGCATTATCAACCTAAAAAGTAGCGTTTCGTAATGTCCGACAAATAGGTATCACTCCGTCAGTTAATCTGACAATATGTTTTTTGAAAAAATAACGGAGGAGACAAATGTCTAGCAATCGCATCGCGGAACTGGCCGCGCGGGCCGGGATAAAAATCCCAGAGCTTGCAAAACGAATCGATATGAAGGCAGCAACGCTGCGCGTTTACACGCGCGGCGAACGCGAGCCGCGCCCCGCCCTGGCCGAGAAGATCGCCGAGGCGCTTGGCTGCACGGCGAACGAGGTCATGGGCTTCGACATGAACGGCGGGCCACCGCCGCGCGAGGCCGGCGAAAATCAGATACCCTTATATGGCAACGCTGCGGCTGGTATCGGCGCCGACGTCACCGACGTCAGCAGCCCGGTCGAATACATCGATCGCCACCCCGCAATGATGAGTAGCGCGGCGGGCTACGCCGTGTTCGTGATCGGCACGTCGATGGAGCCGCGCTTCCGCGAGGGTGAGATCGTTTACTGCCGCCCCGGCAAGCCACCGCGCAAGGGCGACGACGTCGTCGTCCAGCTTGAGGACGACACAGGCCGCACGGCCATCGTGAAAGAGTACGTGTCGGCGGATGACACTGTCATCACGTTACGGCAGTACAATCCCGAAAAAACGGTCACGATTCCCCGTGATCAGCTTGTTTCTGTCCACACAGTGTGCGGAACGACAATAGTGTAATTTTTTGTAGACAAAACGTAATAATGTAGATTACGCTTCCCTCTCGTTTTTTTGGAGAGGGAAAAATGCTCAGATTTATTACTGAACTTGTCGTCCTGTCAGCCCTGCTGGCAACCGTCTATCTCACATTGATAATGACCTGCGCTTCGATTGATCGGTGCTTCGTATGAGCGCCGTTCTGTTGAGTAAGAAAGACGCGTGCCTGCACTTGTTTGGTGCGGCCAGTAGCTACCGCTATCGCCAGCTTGAAGACCTGGCGGCGTCGGGCGAGATCAAAATGGTCGGCGACCGCTGGGTGCCGTTCTCCGAGATCCGCCGCCTTGCCGGTGATCGCGATGAGTGAGTGCGAGAAGTGCCACGGCGATCACTTTCACCGCACTAGCAACGGTATGATCGTGCAGTGCGAGTGCGTCAGCGATGCCGCCTATGACGCAGTCAATCGCCCTTCCTACTACAACAAGGGCGGCATCGAGTGCATTGATGCCGTTACCGCCGCCATCTCAAATCTCAAGGGCGTTGAGGCGCACATGACCGCCAGTGCGCTGCAATACCTGTGGCGGTGGAAAGAGAAAAACGGCGCAGAGGATCTGCGCAAGGCGAGATGGTTTATTGATAATTTGATTGAGGAGACGCGCGGTGGCAAATGACCTTAACGACGCGTGGCGGTTCCGCCACTCCAAAATGATTGCCGCCCCGGCAGAGAAGTCGGAGCGGCTGGCGGCTGCAAAAATTGATTTTGGCGGGCAGTTTGAGGACGACCCCCGCGCGGTGCGCGAGGGCGGCAAGCTAAGTTTAGCGACCCAGCGAAAGCTGCTCGCTCACGCTATCGCTGCGAGCAGCCGGCGCGGATAGCGTTAGCGGCTTGGTGATCTCCACCGGGCCAACCGAATTGAAAAAATCCGCGGCGCGATTGGCGAAAGCCATCGCGTCGTTTTTTGTGCGGAACTCAAAGGCAAGAAATCCGTCTGCGCCGTCTTCGATCGTGACGTCCCAGACGTTCTCTTCGTCGTGCACGTTTATTGACAACATAAAAAAACTCCCTTTCTGCCCACAATAAGATCAGGCGGAAAGGGAGTTGAAAACAATTATCGTTTGCCAAATTGGCCGCCAAATTGACTGCCAAATTGGCAAATAAATTTTCCTACTTTTCTGCCCTTTCCAACGTGAAGCCCATCTTTTTTCTTACGTGATCAACGCTCATAATCCTCGCAATCCGAGCGCGGAGTCCCTTCGCGAACAACGATTCCGGCGGCGCGGCGTCGGCGAGCGTCATAAAATAATGCGTTGTTGCGCGCTCCAGTGCGATGACGCTCTGCCGCGTCGGCTTGATAATTTTCGAGCGTTTGTCATCAGGGTCCGTTTCTATCGCGATCATTTTACAGGCGACGGCGTCTTTAATAACCCGCGCGAAACTACGGTCGCCAACTTTAGCGGTATAAAACAATTCTGATCGCGTCGGCCAGTAACCGCGGTTCCAACTAAGTTGCAGCGCGTAGTAGACATTCTGCCGGTCCCGCGTGGCCGACCAGAACCTCAGCGCCGCCTCTGCGGCAGGTGATCTCGTTTCAGCCATCCACCACAGACGCGCCTCGCAATACGCCGCCATAAAATCTCTGTACTCTGCAAACTCTGCGACCTGGTGATCAGGTGCCTTGTCGTGTGCGCGTCCCGCAAAATCTTTGCCCGATACAACCGGAATTTTTACACCCATCATCTCTCTCCCTTAATTAAACGCTTCGGACATAATCTCGGCGATCGCCTTATCGCGCCGGGGATCCGCTAACCAATGCGCGTATATCTTGCGCGTAAAATCGATCGAGGTGTGTCCCAGAAACTGCGTGATCTGCGCGTCGGTCAGCTTGTTCCCAAAAAGTAAAACAGACGCGTAATGATGCCGCAAGTCGTGCCATCGAATGCGCGGCAGGCCGGCGCGGTCACACGCTGGGTGAAGGCCGCGCTTACGCCAGTTGTTGCCGTCAGCTAGGTTGCCCTCAGTCGTCGGAAATACCAGACCCTTCGCGCGCTGCTTCAACGGCTGCGCCATCTTCCACTCGCGCAGATCCGCGACGAGGTGGTCTGGCAGCGCGAGCGATCGGATGCCGGCCCTCGTTTTGACGGTGCCGCTTTTCCCGTGCCGGGCCGAGTGCCTCACATGGTACGCCGAACCATCAAGATCGAGATTATCCCATGTGGTCGCGATTTGCTCACCGACGCGCACGCCAGTTAAAGCCGCGAACTTGATCCGCAACGCGTACTCGCCCGCGTTAGCGATGATCAGCTTGATATCTTCGCGGCTGATGCGTGGGGCGCCTTCCATTTTGATCTCTTTCTTCGGCAGATCTACCTCGCGGCACGGGTTGGTGCGCGCCCAATTGTTTTTCACGGCGTATTTCAGAAGCTGGCGCAGCGTGTTAAAGCGGTTGAGGC